TCACGCACAACAAGTCTGTGTTCCGCGCCGTAGTGGCTATCAGGGTTTTGATCTCCGATGCCTACGTTGCCATTGCTAGTTATGCGCATGCGTTCTGTGCCATAGACATCACCAAAGATATGCTGATTGCTGTTGTAACCTATGTTCCCAGTAGTATTATTTATAGAGCCATTTGCGCCACCGTGACCAATGTTCATGTCATTGTCTGTGCCAAAGTATATCTTCTTGTTATCCTGAACAGTAATATCGCCTGTTACTTTACCACCACCAACTTTAACATTATCCTTATCCTGATACGCCATCGTACCAAGGTCAGCATTTGTAGGCACCTGATCGGGGTTTGTTCCTGTAAGTTTAGCCATTATTCATCTCCTGCCCACTTACGGTATGGAACCGTGGGTGCATCAATAGTCGGCAATAGTGCCACCTGTTCATCTGTAAGTTCTTCACGAAGGTTTGCGTGGTAGCCATCAATCGCTTCCATCTCAGGATACTCCATGCCCTCACCGTCAGTCAGCATAGTGCCTGTCTCACGGTACATAGTGCCGATGATGTCGAGCATGGGCGTGTCTGCCATCCACTCGTATGCACCGCTGGGGCCGTCCCAAGTTTCGTCGTAGCCAAGATCGTCAGGTGCCACGTTGAGGGGGTCTTCACGGTCATACTCTTTGTGTGCCAGTGATGCAGCTTCTAGGGCTTCCCAGAGTGCAGCTTCGGAGGTGGCTTTGAGGTAATACGTCTGTGTCATAGCTTATGCCTCCGTCATTGCTTGCAGGGTGGCGTTGGGTAGACGCTTGGGGTAGATAGCGATTTTGGAGACAGGGTTGTTAGACCGTCTGGTAGTATAATTTTCAACGCCGTTGCCAATCCATATTCGGGTAATATCTGTGCCAGCTAAAGGTACACTTGTATCTGTTAAGGGGGTATCTCCATTGCGAACAAAAGCAACATCGTTTTCCGAAACTGCAATTGCAGCCTTTTGCATAGTTCCCCGAGCAAGAACAGTAGTATTGAACGGGCCAGCAATTGTAGTTCCATTAACCCTAACACCACAACCCAAGCTGCCATTGGGGTCGCCGAATATCGCATAAGAGTTGGAGATAGATGTACCACTCACATCAACAAGCCTACGATACTCGTTTAAGGGCGGCTGCTCTCCCTCAACGTATACTGTCAGTTCAACAGGATTAATAAAGCTGACATCATCAATATAAGCAGTATCACTCGCCCTAGTCACAGTAGACCCAGAGGTGGGTATGTATGACGTTGCGAAGGAGCCTTGTTCTACTTGTGCGCCCCAGACGTAAATGCCTGAGTAGCCGTTGCCTTGGTAGCTTGTGCTGTCTTTTGGGTAAATATACATACCACTGTTACTAGCAGTGGCTGTTCCGCTACCTCTGATCCGCCACCACCCATTTCCAATATATTCTATGCCTATAGTTCCAGTGGTGGTGTTAACTGTCCCATTGGTGAGATCAGCAGACCCATTCGCTATATGACTATCTGTAGCATTGTATAGGGTAAACCCGACAGTATCATATTCCGCAGCTTTAACATAAAATGTATAAGTTAAATCTCCAGTAGCTGCACTCATAGTTCTACTAACAGAAGCCTGATTTGTTGTATTGTTTTTATATATCTTGTCTGCGGAAAGCGTTCCATCTGGGGCTACAGTTGCATTAGCCGAAACACTTGTATTATTTTTAGACCAAGTGTCAAATGTTTCGCTGTTCGTCATCAAATTCGTCCTAGCTTCCTCAATCAGCAAGCCCTTGCTTTCACCTGTCACTGGATCGTGGTCAAACCGTGCCTCACCTGATGCCGCTGTTTGCAGCACTGGCTGGTACTTCACGATGGGGCTAGTGGTTGTCGCTGTGTAGGCTGTGGCACTAGACCGTTGTTCTAGCTGTGCGCCCCAGACGTAGACGTAGGAGCCAGATGAGACATAGGGAGTTGGGTTGCCATTTCCTGAGCTGTCTACAAATTCAAAAAAGCAAGACACCTGATTTGTCCCAGAAGAAGAAGATGTTCCAGTAACTTCAATCCTATACCAACCGTTCCCAACATCTGTTGCTGAAGTTGTACCAGAGGAGTTAAGGACAGAGCCATTTGTTAAATTTATGTATAAGTAGGCAAGCTGTGACACATAAGAGTTATTGTTTTGGTTTTGTATTTGAACGCCAGCATAGTCGTGATTTCCTGCTTTTATGTATGCTGTATATGTGTAAGTAGTTGAAGGTGTAGAGGATACTCTCTGTTGCATTCCACGGTATGCCCCTTCTACATTTACAGTTAAGGTATCAGCAGTAGTCGTTCCATCAGGTGCTGCTGTGCTATCACCTGTCTTATTAACGTTTCCAGTCCAAATCCCATTAGTAAGGTCCTGCGAATACTTCAGCAAATTCTCCTCTGCCTTCGCAGTGGTCTTACCATCCCAGTAAGTCGCAGTGCTGCCACGGGTAAACGTGATGCGTGGATCAAGGGTCTTGCTGTTCGCAAAGTCTAGCAACAAGCTAGGGCGAATGTCGGGCAGGCTTTCGTTATTCAGGATGCGCTTGTCATCGCTGATAACCTCTGTGCCGCTTACTTTAATAGCCATCTTCGGATACTCCTATTAGCTAATGAATTACGTTATGGTTGCGTTTGAGTTGACTGAGCCGACAACATCCAAGTTTCCTGATGCGTCCAGTTTCATCTTGTTTGTGCCGCCTGTGGCGAAATAAAGGGAGCCGCCGCTTTCTGTGATTGTCCAGCCGTTGAGTTCAACAAAGGCACCAGACGAGAACCTAAGTGCATCGTCTGAGGCATCCCAAGTTAGTTTGGCTGTTCCACTGTTTGTGCTAAAGAACTTGGCGTCACCATCTCCATTAATGTTGAAGTGCGTGTCTGCAAGGGAAGTGTCTGCAGAGTTTTGACCCACAAAGAAACCATTAGAGTCGTTGTCGTTGGTATCAAAGACAAGGTTTAAACCACCTATACTTCGCAACGTAGTGAAGTTCTGCTGCCCACTTCCAAATGGATCAACGTCATCATCAAAATCAAGTTCTGAACCAGAGCCATGAGATGAACTTTGAACTAGGTCAACATTCAACCTGTCATACACCTTTACGCCTGTGCTGGTGGTTTCTAGCTTCTTGCTGTTGTCGTAGAAAAGTTGCGCTGCGCCATCCTTGGCAAAGTAAGCCATTAACTCGCCAGTGTTTGTGGATAACTGAATAGCAGCCCCGTCACTAGCAATATTAAAGACGCCAGTTCCAAAGTCAGCTATCGTAGAATTAGACCCATCATGGTAAATCTGTAAGTCACTAGATGCACCAAAAGTGGCTTTTACGCTGTCGCCAAACTCAAGTGCTTCGTCAGAAGCGTCCCAAGTTAGTTTTGCAGTGGTGCCTGTGTCCTCGTAGAAGCTGATGTCGCCGCTTTCTTGAAATTTAGCTACAAATTTAGCTGTGCTTAGGTCTTGCGAATTAGCACCAACAAAGAAAGACCTTGGTGTGTCGTTATTGTCGCTGTCAATTAAAACAGAAACATTGCCCCAGTGCTGCAATGATAAGTCGTTTCCGCTATTAGTACGGTACAAACCAGTAAGATCAGAACCAAAGACAATCTTATCATCATTTGACATAGTCAGACCATCAGCAACCACAGTACCCGTTACGTCAATTCCGCTGGTGGTGGTGGAGAGTTTCTCTGATCCATTGTGGTAAAGCGCAACTTCATTTCCAGAAGTTCCACTAAAGTAAGCGGTTCCTGAAGCATCACGAAGCCATAACACATTAGATGCTTGCACGAACAAATTACCTGTACCCGCATCTTGGATATAACTATTAGAACCATCGTGATACACCTGCAAATCCGCAGAAGCACCAAAAGTCGCCTTGACGCCATCGTTGTGGCCTACATCGCCCGTCATGGTGCCGCCAGATAGCGCAAGGTAGTCTGCACCATTAACGTAGGCAGCCACCCAAGCAGAACCCGTGTATACACGCATGGCACCAGCGGTACTGTTAAAGTAGATACTACCAGCAACCAAAGCATTACCATCGTTATCAACTGTGGGGTCTGAAGCCTTGGTACCTAAGTAACGGTCATCAAAGTTATCATAAGCAGCTAAAGTAGCATCACGGGCACTCTCAGCCGCTGTCTGTGCGCTAGATGCCGCTGACGCACTGGTAGACGCAGAGGACGCACTAGACGCTGCCGCAGTTGCGCTAGAAGCCGCATTCGTCGCTGACGTTGCTGCGTTGGTTTCGCTAGTTGCCGCATTAGTCTCAGAAGTCGCAGCGTTAGTCTCGCTTGTCGCTGCATTGGTTTCAGACGTAGCCGCATTTGTTGCGCTTGTAGATGCTTCTGAGGCTTTTGTCGTTGCAGTTGTCGCCGCAGTAGAAGCTGTGCTTGCAGAAGATGCCGCATTGGTTTCGCTAGAAGCTGCCGCAGTCTCACTTGCCGCCGCCGCTGTTTCACTCGCAGCCGCTGCGGTTTCGCTTGCAGCCGCCGCTGTCTCTGATGCCGCTGCCGCAGTTGCACTTGTAGATGCTGCTGTCGCGCTTGTAGACGCAGATGTTGCAGAGGTAGATGCGTTTGTTGCGCTTACAGCGGCATTTGAAGCACTTGTAGATGCACTGCTAGCTGAGACAGATGCGTTAATAGCAGAGGTGGATGCTGAAGACTCTGAGGCTGCTGCGTTAGTTTCGCTTTCAGATGCGTTTGCTGCTGCTGCTTCTGCTGCGGCCTTGGAACTTGTGATTGAGTCAACGTCAGTGGAATTAGTACCAGTGCCGCTGAAGAAACTTGATTTTGCCATCTGTAAGTCGCCTCACTTATTCTAAGAATGTGCCAGAAGGGCGTATTGTTTGGAGAGACCCTGACTGTTCAGCTTCGTTAGCTTGCTCTTGTATTTCAATGAGAAACGAACTGGACTTCTGATCGAAAAGAGGACCACGCTCGTCTAGAAAGTAGTCGGATGCATAGGATAGAGCCGTGTACGTCACTAAGTCTGAAGCTATGTTAGTCAGTGAGTTACTTGATGTGTCACTCGGTAGGTCATCGAATTGACCATAATAGTCTATGGACACTGTAGTATTTGAGGGGAGAGGATAGAGTAGTATTTCTTCACCTTGGCGACAGAAGTACTTTGGTGTCCCGACTTCCCCGATTGATTGAAACTGCTTCATCTCACGTAATGCTACGCGAGACATAGTGTACTCACTCGTATAGACACTCATGATTTCAAGTAAGTCGTTAGGGATGATAATAGAAGAAACCTGAGCGGTTATGCTGTAGTTCTGCGTTTTCTCCATGCTTGGAATCCGCAGTGTACGCTGGATGCGTGTGATAGCCTGATCAATAAAGGTGTCAGCGAGAGCATCACTACAGTCCGTGCGGTTTAGGAGGGCTTTAAAGTGCGCCCTGATTTCACCTTTGTTCATTTCTTAGTTTCCCTGCTTCTGGCAGCCGAACTTGCTGCATGTCATTGGTGTCTTGCAGCCGTTGCATGGTTTAAACTTTTTGTTCCCATAATTTGCCATTAGACTTTCCTCTCTGTTGCCATAAACATCTGTAAATCTTCGGCCTGTAGTCTTTTGACTATCTCAGGGCCAGATGCTTGCCAGATGTCAAAGCCTTCGCGTAACCACTTCTCAACCACCGCAGTGGGAATAGAGGCTACACGGTGAAACTCGCCCATAGGCTTTTCGGTACTTTCGTTACGTGCGTCCTTAAGGTCGTCTAAGAAAGCCTGTGAGATATGCTGTGTGTGCTTACGGACAGTGTCTCCTGCTTGCTGCAAGAAGTCTGTGTCCGATTGAATGAGGTTGGGGGTGACTGTTTTCTTAGTCATATGTTGCTTCCTTGAATCAAAAAGGCCGCCCAAGGCGACACAGTAAGGAGAGCAAAACCTGTGTTACCGAGGGCGGCCTAATCTAAAGAACCGCTAGGGTTCTAAAGAGTGCTTATGACAAACCAGTGATTTTCACTGAGTCTGCAAAGTTCATGTGCTTCACTGACATTTCGCCAACAATTTGGTGACGGTCTGAGTCACCGTTTTTGGCAAGAAGTGTGCGTGTGAATGGACGTAGAGTACATGTTTTGAACATTGATGGGTCAATCAATAGAGCGTGTGTTGACTCTAGGTGACGGTTCAAAACAACACGGTACTCACCGTATGGAGACACGTATAGGTCGATTGCGTTGACCAATGTTTTACCTTGCGCAATCTCACGGTTACGACCTGCTGACGCAGAGAAACCAGCGACGATTTGAGCGTCCCCCGGCTTAATCATTAGTGTGTCAACGTCTGAGCCGTTGTTGTATGCAGTTTCACCCGCTTCCAACAGTTTCGCTTCAGTCAATGGGTCGCTTGCGTTTGCACCAGCGTCTACTGCTGTAGAAATCTGGTTGATTGCAGAAGCCATCTTACGTGCTACAGAACCAGAACCAGCTACGGCTGCTTGGTCTGCACCAACTAGAGCAAATTCTGCATCGCGCTTGATTTCTTTAAGTGCTTTCGCCAACTGATGGGCGGTTTCTTTCGCACGACCATATGTGGCGATTGCGTCTGCTGTTGCAGATACTTGGAAACCTTTGGTTAGAATCTGGGTGTTGTTTGTACGCTCTACGGCGTCAATCAATGTACCCATTACGGCGTCCGCGCCTTCCACGGCAGCGTTTGAACCCGCGCTTGCCAAACTGTCCTCAAGCCAAGAGAATGTACGTGCTGACACTTTCTCGTCTTTGAACATTGTAAATGCAGGTGTGTCGAAAGGCGTGATGTCAGTAATAATGTCAGCAACTGACTCTTTCTTACCGACCTGATCGTATGTTGTATATGTTGCCATTGGTATGAATCCTTCTAATAGGCAAGAGTTTACTCTTCCCAGCGAGCCATAAGGGCTGCGGCAATATCATCCGTGTCACCACCGTAACGAGGGTTATTACGCAGTTTGGCTTGTGCCTCTTGTGCGCGTTTGGCCTTCAATGTTGTTTTGGAGGGTGGGGACTTCTTAGAACTCAAGACCTTTGTTCTTGTAGACTTTGACTTTGTCACTTTAGCCTTCGCTTTCTTTGATTGCGCTGACTTCTTTGACTCGTCGTAGAGTCTCGCTTTGTTAATCAACATGATAACCGTTGGGTCTGTGTATTGATCAACTTGCTCTTGAGGCAGACCTGATTTTACAGCGTAGGCACGAATGTCGTTGTACAATTCGTTACCCCAATCTGGCAGGTTCTCTTCGAGGACACGCACACAGTCTGTGGCTGCCTTTTGAATCGCTTGCTGCTGATTGGTCTGTAGTTCCTGAAGTAATGCGCTGCTTTCCTCTTTGAGGAACTTCACATCGTCTTCGGCCTGACGTGCATCTTGTCTCAGTTGGGCGAATGTTTCAGCGTCCATCTGTTGGGCTGCTAGTAACATATCCATCTCTGAATATGGGGCTAGTCGAGACTCGGCACGTTCTAACATCTTTTGGTATGCTAATTGCGTTCTTTGGAACTCTTGTTCCGCAACTTTGCGCTGGGATGCTAAATCTTGAGACTTTTGTGTTAAAGATGCTTCTTGACCGTAAAGTCTTTTCAGTTCCTTCACGGATACCTGTTTGTTTTCACCTTTTACGCTGACTTCGACAAGGGCGTCTTCGGACACAGTAGGTAGTTCTTCTGTATCGTCTTCTTCTTCGACCTCTTCATCGTACTCTTCATCGTACTCTTCGGCTTCATCAGTTTCTTCAGGGTCCGTGTCGTCCTCTACTTCTTCTTCAAGGTCGTCATCGTCATCTTCATAAGCACCCTCTTCAAGGTCTGTCTCTTCGACCTCTTCGGGTGTCGCATCTTCGTCTTCGGGTTCAGATAGGTTTTCACCGTCATCCCACCGACCTAAGATTGCATCTGCGGCGTCATCTAAATCTAACGCGCGGGGTTCTGAGTTACTACTCGGGTCGTTTGTCATAGACCTAGTTCCTCTTGGCTATTGTCGCCTTGAGCCAAAATGTTGTCACGCACTTCAACTCTCTGCTTTAGGGTGTTCACCACGTCTGCGATTGCACGATAGTGGTGGTAGGAATTCTCACGCTTCAACTTGTCGTCGGGCTGTGAGTTTACAAAAGTAGAGAAAGCACTCTCCACGATTGAATCGACAACAGAAGTGAACGCAGGGGCCGATAGTACGGCCTCTGCTTCATCCCCTGCCGTCACAAGTTGCTCTTCTTGTGTAGGCATGTGTAACCTTATGTTATTTACCCATTAGGGCTTGCGATTGCTCGGACATCCTCAGCACGTTTCGCAATCTCCAACTCTTCGTAGTTGACTGCTTCTTTGTGTGCCTGTTGTGACTCTTGTAAGTCCAGTTTGTCCGATTGTAATGCGAACTGCTGCTGTGCCTTGAGTTGCTCAAGTTCCAACTTCATGTTCGCAATTTGCGCGTCAGTCTGTGCTTTAAGTTCAGCAACTGCTGTCTGACGTTCTTGAACCTCCATCTGCTTTTGCGCCATTTGCATCTGCATCTGGGAGGCTGGGTCTGGTTGTTGTGGTGGTATTTGACTAGGATCGAGTAGATAGTCAGCAACATTCTTAATTCCACTTTTGTCTAGGATAGCACTCAGCATCTTGTGCTTCTGCTGTGGTCCGTACATCTGCTGTAGAGATGGGTCGGCACTAAACAACTGGTGGAACGCAAGATACTTCTGAATCTGTGTCTCCTGTTCACCATAACCAAGGTTGAACTCAACCATCACGTCACGCTTGTCAGACCATTGTGCTGGTGTGATTCTGACGTAAGTACCCGCTAGTTCAACAATCTTTTCCATCGTCTCGTTCTCTACACACAACTGGTAGACAAGGTTGAACAACGGTTTCAGGAAGTTGTTAGCGAAGTTACGTGCGATAATCTTTTGACGCTGCTGGGACATAGTCGCCAGTTGCTCAACCATCGCTGCTGAGTTCTGTTTACTAATAGCATCCTTGTTCAAGCCCTGAGATAGACGTGAGACACCTGAAGTGTCCTCTTTGTCTTCGTCCAGCATCTGTATTGTCTGAAAGATGAAGGGGTTAAGGGATGCCTGAGGCATTGGGTTGATTGCATCTGGACGTGTCACGTTCACGATACCGCCGACACGGTTGTCGATAAGTTCACGTGGGTTTGTCAGTCCACCTTTGACCACAGTGTAACGAGGGTTATTAGTTACCATCGCGTGGTCAAGGATTGAGCGTGTCAACACAGTCCGTGCATTCTGAATGGCAATCAACTTGTCTGCAAAGTTGTTACCGTGGAATGCGTGTGGAATTGGCAGAGGTACGAATGCAACAAATGGCATACGTGTCACGATGTCTTTAGACAGCATGACGTTACCTACTTTGACAACACGATAAAGGTCTGTGGTTCCTTTAGCGTCTACATCCAGTGGCAGGTAAGCCTCGACTACTGTCACCTGACGTGTTTGCTTTTGGTGACCTTTACCAGCCGTAAAGCCACGTCCAGCACCGATGTCATCAAAACGAGATAGAACCTCTGGGTCTGTGTCAAAGTCGTTGTCTTCGTCACTGATGTCCATGACTAGGTCTTCGTCATAGCCCATCTCAATCAGTTCTGCGATTGTCTTACGTGTACGGTGAGCAACGAAAGATGCAGATTCCAAAGAGCGACACTGTGGTTCGATTAGGAACTCTTCAGGTGCAACGGACTCAATCTTTACCTGTGAGGTGTCACGGAAAACACGAAGTTCACCTGTGTACAGACCAAACTCATCCTCTACGATTTCCTCAATCTCAACCATGTCATCAGACAAGACTGCATCAAGTTCCTCTTCGGTCAGGTCTTCAACATACTCTAGGTAACTATCAGTCTGCTGTTGCCAGTAAACTTTGGCTACCCCTGCCCTTGCAATCAAGCCATCATGGATGACTGTTTGCATCACCTCGAACAAGTTGTTTTGACGGTGGAGGACGTAGTCGGTGTACTCTGTACAGACTTCAGCCATCATGACGTCTTCTGGTCCTTGCGGTGAGAAGCGTAGGGTGCGGTTGCCTGTACTAAATGTTTCGAGGAGTGCAGCCTTCATGCTTTCCACAGCATCGTAGACGTCCTGAGACACATACTTACTGTTTCCGTCATGCACTGGTTTCGGAAGTTTTGCCGAGTAGTAGTCCATGACACGCGCACGTTCACGGCTCAATTCACTGTCGGCATATCCTATCGACATTCGTAGGCTACTATCTACGATTGAGACGATTTTATCGTCATCAAGTTCTTTAAGTTCTTTCATCGTTAAACCATCTCAATATATAGATCATCGACTGCCTCTATTGGTTCCCAAGCACCCTCATGGATGTGGTTGGCTAATGCCAAACTCATTACACAGTCATCGAAGCATCCAGACTCCGCTTCCATGCCACCAGTG